CGTCTCGATGCTGACCTTGCCGAAGGGGGTCAGTGCTCGATTTTCGAGGTCTGCCGGAAAGGCGGGCACCTGGTCTCTGGTGTTTTCCGGCGGCGGCCAGCGCAACCCGCTGCGGCAGTCGCTCGACGCCTTAGGGCTTACTGGCGGGTCACACGAAAAGCGCATCCCGCCGGAATACTTGTTTGGCAGCGTCGCGCAGCGGCTGGCTTTGTTGCAGGGTCTGATGGACACGGACGGCCACGCCAATCCGAAGGGAAATCTGGAGTGGGGGTCTACCTCGGAGGGTTTGGCTCGGGATGTCGTCCAGCTGGTCCAGTCGCTCGGCGGGACCGCCAGGATGCGCGTCAAGCCCGCTCCGAAGTTTACTTATCGCGGCTCGCGGCGGGTCGGAAGGCCCTATTTTCGAATGAGCGTGCGCTTGCCGAGCGGCGTTGAGGCCTTTCGGCTTCCACGCAAGCGCGATGCCTGGGTGCGGCTGACGAAGTATCAGCCTGTGCGGGCAATCGTCGCCGTTGAGCCGATCGGGGCCGGACTTGCGACGTGCATCAAAATCGACGCGGAGGACGGACTGTTCCTGCTGCGCGATTACGTGGTGACACACAACACGGGCGTGGCGCTGGAATGGGCGCGGCGCTGCGTGGAGCGCGAGAACAAGCCAGCGCTGATGCTGTCGCCGCTGGCGGTGGCCGCGCAGCACGCGCTGGAAGCGGAGCGCTGGGGCATCGAGGCCAGTGTGGCGCGCGAGCAGGCGCAGGTGGTGCGGCCGCAGATTTACCTCGCCAACTATGAGCGCCTGCACCTGTTCGACGCGAGCGCCTTTGGCGCGGTGGTGATCGACGAAAGCTCCGCGCTCAAGGGCATGAGCGGCGCCACATCCAAGGCCCTGATCGAAACCTTTTCCCGCACGCGCTATCGGCTGGCCGCCACCGCCACGCCAGCCCCCAATGACCATATGGAAATCGGGCAGCACAGCGCCTTCCTGGGCGTCATGCGTCAGACCATGATGCTCAATCGTTGGTTCATCCGCGACAGCGCCGACACCGGCCAGTGGCGGATGAAGGGCCACGCGGTCAAGGACTTCTGGTCCTGGGTGGCCAGCTGGTCGCGGTGCGTTTCGCGGCCATCCGATCTCGGCTTTTGCGACGAGGGCTTCGAGTTGCCGCCCCTGCGGTTGCGCCGCCATGTGGTGGAGGTCGATCGCTCCGAGGATGCGGGTGCGGAGCGCGATGGTCAGGCCCGGCTGTTTCGCATGCCCGAGGGCAGCGCCACCAGCATGCATGGCGAGAAGCGCAAGACCATGGATGCGCGGGCCGATGTGATCGCCGCCCAAGTGGCGGCCGAGCCCGCCGAGCCGTGGCTGATTTGGTGCGACACGGACGCCGAGGCCGATGCGCTGATGGATCGGCTTGGCGGCGACGCGCTGGAAGTGCGCGGCTCGATGGCGCCCGAGCTCAAGGAGGAGCGGCTGCTCGCGTTTGCGCGCGGCGAGCTGCGGGTGCTGGTGACCAAGCCGCGGATCGCCGGCTTTGGCCTCAACTTCCAGCACTGCGCGCGCCAGGCTTTTGTGGGGCTCAGCTATTCTTACGAGGCGTTTTATCAGGCGGTGCGGCGTTCCTGGCGCTATGGCCAGCGCCGGCCGGTGGAGGTGCACGCCGCCATCGCAGAAACCGAGCTTGCGGTCTGGGCCTCGATTGCGCGCAAGGCCGACGCCCACGACGAGATGAAGCGCGAGATGCGCGAGGCCATGCGCCGGGCCGTCAAAGCCCAGCCGCAGAGCGACTATGCGCCCTCCAAACCCCTACACCTTCCGGAGTTTTTGGCATGAGCGACGTCATCGATGACGCCCGCGGCGAGATGTTCGCCGCCTACAACGCCGACAGCGTGGAGTTGCTGGCTAAACTGCCGAGCGAAAGCGTTGGGTTCTCGATCTACTCGCCCCCGTTTGCGCACTTGTTTGTCTACTCTGACAGCGAGCGCGACATGGGCAATGTTCGCGACGAGGCGGAGTTTAAGCAGCTGTATCGGCATCTGGTGCGGGAGAAGTTTCGACTGACCAAGCCGGGGCGCTTGACAGCGGTGCATTGCTCGGACTTGCCGCGCACCAAAAGCATGCATGGCGTGATCGGGCTTTATGACTTTCCCGCCGACATCCGCGAGGTGCACGAAGCCGAAGGCTGGACGTTCCACTCGCGCGTGACGGTCTGGAAAGATCCGGTTGTGGAGATGCTGCGCACCAAGGCGCTCGGCCTGCTGTACATGCAGATCCAGAAAGATGCGACGCGCGCCCGGCAAGGTATGGCCGATTATGTGCTGGTGTTTCGCAAAACGCCAGAAGATGAGAAGGCCGTCGAACCGGTTGGTCATGACGCAAGACAGTTTCCGGTCGAGCAGTGGCTGCAATGGGCCTCGCCCGTTTGGATGGACATTCAGCAAACCAATGTTCTGAACGTGCGCGTTGCGCGGGAAGACAAAGATGAGCGTCACTTGTGTCCGCTGCAGTTGGATCTGATCGAGCGCGCCATTCGGCTGTGGTCCAATCCCGGCGACGTGGTGCTCTCGCCGTTCATGGGGATCGGCTCGGAGGGCTGGGCGGCGTTGCGGGCTGGGCGGCGCTTCCTCGGTTGCGAGCTGAAGCCGGCTTACTTTCGACAGGCGGTCAAGAACCTGCGCGAGGCTGAGCGCTCGGCCGGCGCAGATCTGTTTGCGATCGGGGCCGCGTCGTGACCCCGCGCCAGCCCTTCACGCTGTGGGAGGACGGCGAGGAGTCGGGGGTCGGGGCCGTGGTGTTTGGCGACAGCCCCGAGGACGCAGTGCGTCGCTGGGTCGAGCGCGACGCCGAGTTCCTCGCGGCCGCGCAGGCGCAGTCCCTGACGGTGCTGGCGCGCAACAGCGAGGGATTGACCGCGCGCGTGCGTGTGACGGCCGAGACGCACGTGTGGCTGCGGGTCACCGAGGTCGACCGGCCCCGGCCTGAAGGGGCTGCGCCATGAGCCAGATCGCCACGCCGCCGGCCAAGCGCATCGTCGCGCCGCGCTGCGAGGTCTGCCAGGCCTACGCCTGTTTTGGGGTGGAGCCGCCGGCGGCGTTCACGCCCGCCTGGCGCTGCCGCGCGCATGTGTGGCCGGATTTCCTGCCCGCCGATCGGGCGAGGTTGGCGGCCTCGGCTGGCCCGGAGCGCAGCGCGCCCGATCCTGCGACGCCCGAGCCAGGGCCGCAACCGGCGCCCGCGCCCGCACGGGCTGTGCGGCCTGATCCTGTGCAGCCAAGCCCGCGCTTGAAGCCAAAGCGGCATCCCGCCGCGGCGGCGCAGCCCGGCCTGTTTTGAGACGAAATAGGGGGAGCCAATGGCCCGAGGATTTTGGACAGAGGAGCGCGTTGCGGAGCTCACGCGGTTGCACCGAGCGGGGCATTCGTTTGGCGAAATCGCCAAGGCTTTGGGCGTCACGCGCGCTACGGCGTCCGGGAAGCTGGATCGCTTGGGGCTCACGCACCGCACGCCCGGACGCCGCACCTATCGCAAAGAGCCCGACCGCCAGCCCCTGCCGCGCGGCGGTCAGACGCAAGCCCGCATTCCGCCGCCGCCTGCGCCGGAGCTGCTGCACCTGGTCGGCGGGCTCGAGGTCCGGGACGAGCAGATCGGCCGTGCGTTCCTGCTGCTGAGCAGCGCGGAGTGCCATTGGCCGCTGAGCGGCTCGGGCGCAGACATGCGCTGTTGCGATCAGCCTGTGCAGGACGATGGCGGGCCGTGGTTCTGCCCGCGCCACCGGGCCGAGGCCTTCTCCAGGCCCGCGCCCGAGCCGCATGAGCTGGCGCGCATGGATCGGGCGCTGGTGTTCGTGGCCGATCGGGCCGGGCGGGCGCGCCCGGAGCGGCAGGAGCGCCCCGCGGCTCTGGATGCGCGCCCGCTGCGCGCCGCTCGGGGAGGTTAGTCCCCATGAATCGCAATGCGGCTCGCATCGCACCCAGCAACCGCCGCCGCCTGGCCGAGGGCTGCGCGCTAAAGCCTGGCCGCCGGTCCCTGGTCACGCATTTCGACGAGGACTTGTTCGGCGAGGTTCGCGCGTTCGCCGCCGAGCAAGGCGTCAGCGTCGGCGAGGCGGTGCGCACGCTCTGCGAATGGGGGCTGATGAGTGCGGCCGATGAGGCGCTGGCCGATAGCCTGCGCCGGCGGCGGCTGAAGGCGTTTGAGGCGAAGACCGCCCCATGAGCCGCGAGCTGTTCGAGGCGGCGCGGGCGCGCTGGGCCACGGCCGATCTGGTCGCAGCCTGCGGTGTGGCGCTGAAGCGCGTCGGCGGGCGGCTGCGCGGGGCCTGCCCGCTCTGCGGCGGCGACAAACAGTCTGGGCGCTTTTCGCTCGATCCGCGCACCGGGCATTGGACCTGCTGGGCAGGTTGCGGCTCCGGCGACGTGATCACACTGGAGCAGCGGCTGCGCGGCGGTTCGGCCAAAGAGGCGGCGGAGCGCCTGGCTCCTGACCTGGCGCGCGCCGACGATCGGAACCGGAGCGCAGCCAAATTGCATCGTAAGGCCGGGCCGGCCTCCACGGCGCCCAGGCTTTCCGAGGCCCGGCCTGGTTCGATGCAATCAGACGAGCAGGCCCATCAGGCGCGCCGCGCGCAAAGGGCGGATCGCCTGGCCAGCGTCGCCGTGCGGGCCGAGGGCACGCTGGTGGAGCGGTATCTGCGCGCGCGCGGCGTGCCGGCTGGTCCGGTGCTGGCCCGCGCGCTGGGCGAGCTGCGCTTCATCGAGCGGGGCGTGTTCGCGCAAGGGCGCCGCGCGGACGGGTCGGGCTGGCGCTTGCACGCGCCCTTGATGCTGGCCGCGTTTCGGGCGCCCAATGGCGCGCGCGTGGGCGTGCACGCCACCGCGCTGGCCGTGGACGGACAAGGCAAGGCGCGGCTGCGCGATCCCGACACGGGCGAGGCCATCGCGCCCAAGCGCATGTTTGGGACGGCCAAGGGCGCGGCGATCCGGCTTTCGCCGTGGGCGGATGATGGCGCGCCGCTGCTGGTGGCCGAGGGCATCGAGAGCGCGCTGTCGGCCGCCGCGCTGGTGCAGGAACGGCTTGACCTGGTCCCGCGGGTGATCGCGGCGGGCTCGCTGCAGGCGCTTTCGGGCGAGGCGCTGCGCGATCGCTTCGGCCGGCTCGACCCTTCGAGCCCGCGCCTCGATCCTGAGCGCGCGCCCTTCACGTTGTCCAATCCGGGGCGGGTGGTGATCGCGCTTGATCACGACATGAGCCCAATCACGGTGCGGGTGCGCGGGCAGGTGGGCGGCACGGTGGAGCGGGTGCTCGACGCCAGCGCCCGCGCCCGCCTCGCCGGCGATCTGGCCGCCCAGGCCTGGCGCGCGGCGGGGGCCGCGCAAGTGACCCTGATCGCGCCCCGCGCGGGCCGGGATTTCAATGATGAGCTTTGCGACCGCGCGCATTCCCGCGCCGTCGCGCTTTGACCTGCTGGAGCTGTGTGCCCCATGAGCGACCCCGCCCCGAAGGACCCGCCGCCCGGATCAGGGCCTGTCCGGCCGCAGCTGAAGGTGATCCAGGGCTTTTCTCAGCTCACGCCTGAGCTGGTGTTCGGCAGCGGCGGCGGCGTTGATCCGCGCCGCCTGGCCGAGCTGCCCTGCAATGACGCCGGCAACGCTGAGCGCCTGGCCGCCCGCCACACCGGCCGGCTGCTGTGGAATCCCGCCGAGGGCTGGCTCGGCTGGACGGGCACGCACTGGAGCGCGGAAGAGGGCGAGGCGCTCGCGCTCGAATGC